CTTACATATTTGTTTGGCGTATTCTCTGGTGTTATCTTAGTCATAACGCTTCATCTTCACTATCATGGATATATAATTGGATAAGCGCATAATGAAGCACTTTCATTAAATCTTTTCTGGCATCAGTACGTGTACCTTTTTTACCATAACGATTAGAGTATTTGTCAACATTGCCCATACAGAAACCAGTTCCGTGACCACGTTCAATAATAACTTCAGTTGATTGAAACTTGCTTTGTGAGTAATGGCCAGAATATGTTTTATCAATATACTCTTGGAACTCGGTAATAAGTTCACCCTCTCTAAATTTGTAATCAATGTTTGGTTTACTCAATTTCATTATTTACTTCCCTTTGCTCTATAAAATATGTGGCTGCCAATACGAGCAACACGATCCAAAGTAGGAGCCCAATATGGTTTCACATATGACGCATGATAATGAGTAGAGCCTTCTGTTACTCCACGATATTTACTATGTATTATCATGTCACTAGCAAACTTCATTGCTCTATCCCAAGCTTCTGTATCTTTAGGATTATCTGACTTGCCATCACAATACCATGAAAATTGGCACTTGTTTTTTGCTGGCTTACCATTAACTAATACAGAATCATAAACTACTTCGCATACACTATTAGGATAGTTCTTAGACGCAACTCTATTTAAAACAACATCTGAAACTGACATTGCATCTGCAAGAGATACCGAACGTGTTTCAAAATATATGTTTGTTGCCATACACTGAATCTGCTCCTGACGTAATGCAATAGCTACACTCGTACTAATATCTATTTGAACTTGTTTTTTTTCAGCAATTTCTTCTTGTATTACCAAAGTACCGCCGACTGCTATTCCTGATAGGAACATGGCGTTAAATGCTATACTAGCTACTGTTATAAATTTCATACTTCTGCCTCATTATTTTTTTATATTATAATTATCATATATTATAATGAGGCAGAAGTAAACACTAAACTGGAAATATTTTACTAATAACTTTAGCAATCTCATGTGCCAACAGAATATGTTCTAACTGAGTCCCATCAGCCTGACGAAGCTCAAGATAATGAATCCAGCTACGAATAGTGCCATTAACATATAGTCGAGATATGGTATTACCTTCAGGCAGTACAACACGAGCCTGTTCTTTAGCAATGCCATTATCAATAGCCCACTGGTAAGCCAGTTTTGCTTCATGAATAATTTGCTCTTGCTTAGCAATCCAAGCTTTTTTAAGTAATTCATCGTCCGTTTCAATTGAATTTTGCCTATTAGCATTGTCTTGAAGCCTAGCTTCCCTCAGTACGAAAGTATTAGCCAGATCATTAGGATTAGCATAACGCTGAGAAAACTCTTGAAAGGAAAAGGAGCGATGCCTGAGGAATTGTCGGGCAATGTCTCTTGTTGTTTCGACTTCAAGCGTGGCTGAGCACATTTCAAATGGGGACCAGTGCTTGTGCCGTTTAAGGTAGGCAAGTAATCTTGGCGCCGTTTCGGAGTTAACTTGGGCCGATGGATTGGAGACACGGGCGCAATACGCGATGATGTCTTCAGTGGTATCGAGGCCGATGTGGTGTTCTGTAGATTGAGTGTAACCAATTAACCTAACCTTCATTTGTACGTTCCATTCTATTTATCTAAATTTTAAAGTCTTTAAAACGTTCGTTGATTTCGCTCTTATCAAACGTCGGCGTATCATCGGTTAATGTTTGTTCTGATTCATCGACGTCAAACAGTCTCATCTTAGATCTATCTAGGCCTACAACAAAACGTTTCTTAATGCCAATATCGTTGTATCTATTCTTTAATTGCTTAACCATCATTTGACCTGATTGCTCAAGCTCTTCGGTTGATATGAGAGCAAACATCAGATCTGCTGTTGCGGGTAATCCAAAAGACTCGGACGTATCTTCAAGCCCAACATCTGAGTTACCATAACCACTACGAGTCGTCTGCGTTGCAGAGATGATCGGTACGTCGAACTCGACAGCAAGACCACGTAATTCCTCAGCGATTGCTTTAATAAGATTATACGAATTGATAGATCCTCCCATGCCCTTCATACGAGATGATGCACAAATATTAAGATAGTCGATACAGATAATATCAGGGACAAATTGCTTCTTAAGTTTTAACTCACTCAACAAAGCCCTGAAGTGTCCAGCATGGGCCGAACCAGTAGGATATTCTTTCACAATGAGTTTACCACCAGTGCTACGTTTGATCTTAGCCACCTTTTCAGTAAACATATCCTTAGTCATATTATCAAGTTGATCGATCGGAACATTTAACAAGTTAGCGTCAATACGCTCAGCAATACGTTCTTCACTCATCTCCATAGTGAGATATAGTACATTCTTCCCTTGCGACAATGCTGCAGCACTTACGTGGCACATGAACAATGATTTACCAACGCCGGTTCCGGCAAGAGCAATATTCAGTGTCTTATTTGGCAATCCGCCTTTAGTAATTGTGTTGAATGATTCAAGGTCAAATGGCACTCGTTCTTCAGCTAGGTTATAAAAATCAAATCTTTTTGCTGCGTCATCAAGATAATCGTGACCAATGTTAGGATCAAAGGATATAGACAGAGCTTTTGTTAGAACATCAGGAATAGCATTCTTCGTAAGAGTTTCATGTTTACCATCAATAATATGAATGGAGTCCATAATAGCATTATGAATTGCTCTGTCTTGGCACCACTTCTCTGTAGTATCAATAAGCCATTCGTTATCAGTCTGTTCAGCCTTAAAGATCTCCGGCATGATTTCAACCGCATGCCGGTATTGCTCATCAGAAAATGTATCTGATTGATCAATTTCAATCTTAAATGTTTCGGCCGAAGGCAGCCTATTATATTTTGCTACGTATTTGCCAACTTCTTTATAGAGTTGACGATATACACCTTCAAAATATTCAGGCTTAACAAAAGGCAGAACCTTACGCATAAACGGCTCGTTGACAAGCAGATTACGTAGGATAGTTTGTTCAATGTTTATATTCAAAGAAGTCCCTCATCTCTCATTTTAGCACGGATCTTAGTGGCAGAAATATTATGAATATCTTCGCCAAGATCGTGCTCTGTGAATGTATAACCTACACCACGTCCATAACTAATATCTACAATGTTCGGTACTTCCATTATAACATAATCTATATTAACTGTATACCCTTGATTTGCCAAGGCAGTAATTATTTGTTGAGAGACAAAAGTAAAATCAAATGGATTATCAACTTGCTCGTTTGTTCTACCGCCACCAGCATCCAGACCAACAATTCCACCAACGTCACGAATCATGATAGCAACTTGGCCAGTTAGGTTATGAGCCTTACGAAACAATTCTGTATGGCCTTTATGCCAAGGCTGCCAACGTCCTAACATTTGAGTCGTAGGTGCTTTCCAATCGAACATGCTTTATTCTCCTCTGTTTTTTACATCAATATGCCTATGAATAGCATCAACTAATTTTTCATCGGTGTCATCAAACCACTTAGAAACGTGGTAGTTAACATCCTTCTTAGGTGGACTCTGAAACATTTTATTAGTATCATTGAATCGACCTTCTTTGATCGTGTCCATCCATACCATATAGTCGGCTTCAAACACATCACGTGTAATTTCTAGTGGACACACAAAATCGCAAATGACCATACGACCATTTGTTTTCTCATAGTCTGCAATATTCTTCATACGATATGCTTGTCGCATCCGTGCGGCCTCACTGAACTCCCAGTCGTTAGCCATCTCACGAACTTTATCGGCATTGAACCATGCGCAATCTAATCTTTTCTGTAACCTCTCTGCCAACCAAGTTTTACCGGAACCTGGTAATCCCATAATTAAAATTTTCATGTTTTATCCGTTAGTTGAACTTCGCCCTTACTAATACCCATTTCAATAATATCGTGTAGGATCTCACCACACCAGACTTGCAATGCCTGATTGTCAGGCGATAAGTCAGGATCAGGTGATTCAACTACAGTAAAATTAAAATGAATAGCCTCATCTTTACCATCGATGCTCAGATTACCAAAAGACAAAACTGTCTCTGGAAATGGTCCGGTCAGGCATCTAACGTGCCAAGCCTGCTCATTATTATTTTGTGCGGGGATCAACTGATAGTCGACCCCCTCAGAAACCTTATTTACATTAATCATTTAACTAGTTCATCCATATCGATATCCGATTTATATCCGATTGTGTATTGTCTCTTAACAAACTCTTTAAAGTCCGTGCCATCAAAGATAGGATCCCAGAATTCTTTATTAAGGGTTGCAGACTCTCTAACTTTATTTTCGCTAACTTCGCCTGTATTCTGATCGACATGTGCATACCAACCATTTGAAGGTTTTGTAACATATCCACCAACAAGAGCTACTTCAAGCAGGCCGCTATAAGTTTCTACGCCACCTTCCCATGATACTGTAATTGGGATCTTAGATTTTTCTTTAACAAATCGAGATTTTTCGATGTTGATAACAAAATCATAACCTGCAATTTCTGTACCTTTCTTATTTTGGCGGCGGCCAAGAATCCAAATATTATTTGCTGAATAGTAAATACCTGTACCACCAGAAACAATAGCCTTTGGATACAAACCAATCTCTTGATATGTGTGATTGATAGCAAGTAATACAATGTTTTTCATAGCAAGATAAGGCGTTGTCATTCGGAACAAACCTTTTAGCGCTTTAGCACGAGACATATCAGCAACTGATTTCTCGTTAATTGTGTCTTCCATTTCTTTCTTAGAAGCCAAATTACCGATAGAGTCGATAACAACAATGACATTATCTTTAGTATCAAGTGCTTCAAGCTGCGCAATCAAATCGAATTTTAATTCTTCGACATTGGTGATTGGAGTATGAAGGACACGGCTTGTATCAATACCAAATTGCTCAAAGTATGCCTCAGGAGAACCAAACTCTGAATCATAGAATAACATCACAGCATCGCTATGCTTTTTCATATAAGCAGCGGCCATAAGCAAAGCAAACGAGGTCTTAAAGTGTTTTGATGGTCCGGCAAGAACTGTCAGACCAGGACTTAATCCACCGTCAATAGAACCTGATAAAGCAACGTTTATCATAGGAACCGACGTTGATGTCATATCTTTATCATTAAAGAACTTACTTTCAGATAATACCTCAGTATGTTTTAGCTTAGAGTTTTTCTTTAGTTTATCCATTACACTCATGTGTGTCTCCTCAATAATATGATTTGTACCAGGATACAAATTCACTTATCCCAGCTTCAACAGTGGTTTTAGGCTTATAGCCTAGGGTTTTTATCTTAGTAATATCAGCTAAAGTATTTTGCACATCAGCCGGATGCATAGGTGCCATAATCTTTTCAGCTTTAATTCCTAAGTTGTCTTCAATAAGTTCAATAAACCGTAAAAGTTGTGTAGACTTGCCGGATCCAATATTGTATATATCGTGAACATTATTAACT